GGTTCATCTAGATTTGAGGGTAAACCCCTTGCATTAATCTGTGGTGAATCTATGATTAAGAGAACCTATGACCGTGCATCGGCTTCGAAGAAACTAGACAAGGTCTACGTGGTTACGGATGATAATAGAATTGAATACCATTGTGAGATATTCAACATACCTGTAATAAGAGTTGACGATGATTGTGAGACTGGAACAGATAGGTGTGCAATTGCATCCGAACAAATAGATGCAGATATCTATGTTAACATCCAAGGTGACGAACCTTTGATTGACCCCGAAGCAATTGATAGACTATGTGATTATTTTAATCCTAATCTTGGTGTTGCAAATGCATACGTTACAGTCGAAGAACCTTACAAGGTCATGGACAACGATGTAGTAAAGGTTGTGTTTGATTCACATCATTGTGCAATGTATTACTCACGTCTTGGTATACCTTTCCCACGAGGTGAGGATGCAAGGGTACATCAACAACTTGGTTTATATGCATTCACTAAAGAACGTCTACAAGAGTTCTCTAAGTTGCCTATGCAAACTTTAGAGTTTGCAGAACGAATAGAAATGTTGAGATTCTTAGAACATGGATATAAAGTTCTAATGGTTCATGTAGAAGATGATGGTCTATCAGTAGACACACCTAAAGATATCAAACTAGTAGAGGATAGAATAAATGCATATAACTGAAGACCGCCTACGAGAAGCCTTTGAAAATAAATCTAAGGTATCAATACCAAAGATAGCGACTCTAGCCGAATGTAAGCATTGGCATCCATATCACCCTAAGACATATGGAAAGAACTTATTAAAGTATATTCATCACATCAATGTTGCAGAGAATAAGACCGACGATGATTCACTGAGAAACGAAGCACAGAAACTAGTTTGGTTAATAGACCAATACAAAACAGTGGGGTTTTATTCTACACCACAAGCATGGATTAAACCAAACGATAGATGGAGAGTTCACCCAGGCTCTGTTCGTGTAAATGCTCTGATACAATGTAAAGCTTATGAAACAAAATTTGTTGTTTGGGATGACTCTAATTACTTACCTAACAATAAACAAATCACTTACGATGATTGGATAAATGAATTTCCAATCCCCGAAGGTAGAAATGCAGTGTTCTTTGATGTTGAAGGTATGATTGAGTTTCATATATCTGAAGACCGTCCCGAAATGTATGAGTACTACTATAGACTTAGAGAATTATATGAGGGTAAGAAACCTAGACTCATAGGAACCTGTGATGAAAGTATAAAACATCTATTCGGAAATGGTAGAGTTACCGTTACTGGTCATATCACTGAAGAAGACCTCGGGTCATTCCTAGAAATAAATCCATCTAATCGAGAAGTTATAGAAACTAATTTTAGTATTGTAGCCTAAAATACATAAATAGTTCTATGGTATCAAGAGTCTTATTGTCAGCAGTAGCAAAAATGTTACCCGAAGATGTAGAGTCGGGAACTGAAGATAGTCTTGAATGGTTTAGAAATAACGTAAGAGATATTAAACTAAGACCCGATAGAGTAATGGGTGGACTGAGTTCGGTTACATCTAGTGGTTTGAAACAAGGTAAAGTATACATGTTTCACTACGATGCTAAATGGCAAGATGAATTACCTTACTGGGATAAGTACCCAATAGTGATACCAATAGAACAATATAAAGATGGGTTCTTAGGTATTAATACACATTACATTGCACCTAGACATAGAACTGCATTACTCAGACCCTTATTAGAAGAGCTAAGAGGCAATACAATAGAGGGTGATGGAGATACTAGAATGGAAGTTGATTACAACATCATTCAGTACAATAATGATTTAAGGTTTGCAAAACCTTGTATCAAAAGATATTTAACAACACACATAGGTGCAAGAATAGTGGAAGTACCTTATCAACAATGGGAAGCAATATTGATGTTACCACTTGCAAAATTTAACGTCAACGCAAATACTGTGTATGCAGAGAGTCAAAGGAAATTCTAATGAGTATAACAATAGATACGTTTAAAGCAAATTTTGATGTAGGTGCAAGAGGAGACCTTTATGATGTTGCTATTCTAGCTCCTGCTGGATTAGGATTTCAGTTTTCTGCAGAAGACATGCTTAGATGTAGAAGTGTAGATATGGAAGGTTCATCTTTAGGAACTAATACAAGAGACCAATACAATTCGGGATATGAAATCCCCGACGGAACTGTAAACCAAGGTGGGTCTGTTGCCTTAACCTTTATATGTGACCAATCATTTCATGACCGTGCATTAATTGAAGCATGGCATCGATGGATTTACGAAGCATCATACACAGGTGGTGCTGGTGGAACTCAAGGTTCTGCACAAATACCAGTCATGAAATATCTTGATGATTACATCGGACAACTTGAAGTGTATGCACTGAGAAAGGACGAAACTAAGTCTTTAAAATATACTTACCATGATGTATATCCATCATCATTCGACACTCAAAGCTTTGGTGCAGACTCAAGTGGTATACTAGAAATTAGTATGTCATTCCAATACAGACATTACGATACAGAATACATGGTAGAAGATAGGAAGCCAAATAGAAATTACACTGAGATATATGATGATATGGTATCAAGACAACCAAAACTTCCCGAAGCTTCTGCACTAAATACTGGAAGAAAGATTTTAGATTCTACTTTAGACGTATTAAAAGTCGGAAGTAGATTTAACGATAAAGTTGGTGGTTACCTTAATAAGTTATCATCACTTGACACCGCTGCCACTAAGTACAAAAACCTAGGAATAGGAAAGTTACTAGGTGGTGGTTAATTAATTATGGAGTATAATTATGGCCTTACCAATTCAGGCAACCCCCACATACACATGTGAACTGCCCTCAACTGGTACTGAAGTAAAATTCAGACCGTTCCTAGTAAAGGAACAAAAGATTCTTGTCATTGCACAAGAAAGTGAAGACCCGAAAACTACACTTAGTGCAGTTAAGGATTTGATTAATAATGTGACGTTTGAGAAAGTCAATGCAAATGAATTGACTATGTTTGACCTAGAGTACTTGTTCTGTAAAATCAGAGCAGTATCAGTAGGTGAAACGATTCCATTAAAGTTGGCTTGCATGGCAACTGACTGTAATGGAACTGGTGAAACAGTAGTTAACTTAGATGACCTAACAGTAACAGAAGATACTGGTGGTGACCCTAAGATAATGATATCAGATGACGTTGGTATTATATTAAGATATCCAAAGGTTAAAGATATGGAACAAATTACTACTGCTTCTGAAGACCAACAATCGATAGAAGTTCTTAAGGCATCAATCACACAAATTTTTGATGCAGAGAATGTCTACGATGAGGCTGATATGTCAGCTGACGATAAATCAGAGTTTGTAGAAAGTTTAACCTTTCCACAGATTGAGAAGTTGAGTGCATTCTTTAACGGTATGCCCAAACTTCAAGGTAAGATTGAATACAAGTGTAACACTTGTGGTAAGTTGAATGAGAGATTATTGGAAGGACTACAAAGTTTTTTTTAATAACCCTTTCTCATGAGTCGGTGTTTAATTTTTATAGCACCAACTTTCAACTAATGCAACACCACAAATACTCGTTAGACGAATTAGATTCAATGATACCTTGGGAAAGGGAAATCTATATTAAATTGCTCATGCAACATCTAGAAGAAGAAAAAGAACGCCAGAAGGCAGAACAAGCCAAAATGAGAAGATAACGTTTAATTAAAACTAGAGGATACAACAATGAGCGATATGGATAAATTTCAAGGCGACATGAGTCGTAACGAAGTAGAAATTGACTTGAAAAAGTTTATGAGTATGGTTTCTGAAATCGGTGATTTGAAACAGGAAATCTTTGAACTAACTCAAGAAGATAGAAAGAACCCTTGGCAGAAATGGATATTTGCAGCCAAGACAATTGATGCATGGAGAATTATACCTCGTGCATTCCTAGGTATTTATATGTACCTATTATATTATGCGACCTTTTGGTTTATGGACTTGGCAGACCCAACCCTTGAACAGTCGGGATTAATTTCCGTACTAGTGGGTGCTGGAGCTGCATGGTTTGGTCTATACACTTCAAGTGCAGCGAAAGAACACGGTGACCAAAACCCCAATTAGGAAAATCATAAATGGCTGAGACCAACGCAGATATAAAGAATTTTACAGAAGGTTTAATTGGAAGCTTGAACAGGGTAACAACTGGTCTTGCTTTCAAGCAGTCTGCTGAAATAATTAAAGCAAACGAAAGAATGAAAGAGTCTCAAGAAAGACTCGCTCGTAGGCAAGAAACACATCAAGAAAAGGTCGAAGCACAACAAGAAAAATTCGATAAGTCTCGTGAGAAGATTATGCAAAAACACGCAAATAATCAAACTCAACGAGACATAGAATTATACAAACTAGACAATAGAAGAAATGATGCAACTAAAGAATTGGTTGACGATTTTGATAAGTTTAAAAAATCATTAAGTGAAGGTAACGACTTAGAGAAAGACCACATCGAAAACCTTAAATCTCAAGGTAGTATGAATACTGGTATAGACGGAATGTCTTCTGGCATTGATGATATGGTTAAAGGTATTGAAGGTTTGACATTTGGTCTAGTAGACTTAAGTGGTAGTTCTAATAAACTAACTAATTTCTTTAAAGGGATTGTTAGTTTAGGTGTTGGTTTAATAAGTTTCTTAGGAAGTCTAGGTGAGACTGTTGTACTATTAACAGACCACTTAAAAGTCTTTGATAGAAAAATAAAAATTACTAGAACAGGGGGAGCGCCAGGTACAGTACCTAGTGGTATCACTGGCATGGGTGAAGATTTTGTTGGCCCTGTTAACCCCAATGCAGCTACATCATCAGAAGATATTATTGAATCATCGGTTGTTGATTTTGCAACCCCATTAGGTAAGAAAGCAGGCAGTTTCTTTAAAGGCATCAAAGATGGAATCGGTGGTGTCCTTGATACAGTAAGTCCACAAAACATCAAAAAGCAATTTGATGTTGCAACCAAGACATTTGCTAAAGGAGCAAGCATTGTTGCAAATGTAACACCTACTGAAAGTGAAGAACGAAGACCTCTCCAAGAAACATTGCCGGGCATGGAGAAATCACCCCAAGATAAATCAGCTGAGTTCCTATCTACATACAAAAGTGATTCTGTTCCAATAGAAGCAGCTGGTGCAATATCTGATATGTTAAATGGAATTAAAAATTCTCTTAGAAGTTCATTTTCGTTTGGTGATACAGACAAACAAGCAGAAGCTGGTGAGATGATGGAAGAAAATTTCTCACAGATGAAAGGTCATGCTGAAAACTTTAGAGGCTTAGTGTTTGGTGAAGGTTCTATGTTTGCTAAAATTACTGGTGGATTTGGAGATGCATTAAATTTCTATGGTGAGAGTGTTAATAAGGTAGGCAATACGGTTATTGGATTTGGGAAATCAGTTGGCCAGTTCTTCAGTAGTGGAGAAAATATGAAAGCTGGGGTGGCGTCTTTCGCTGCATCTTCATGGTCATTTCTTAAATCTGCATTAAAGTTTGTTCCTGCTGTATTAGGATTCGTTGTTGCAACCACTATGTTTGTGGGTTCAATGATTGTTGCATCCTTACCATTCATTGCAATGGGATTATTAATTGCAGTTGGAGTTGCTTTACTCGTTGGAGCTGTAGTTGCAGTATTTAATAAGTTCCCTATCATAGGTGAGACTTTATCTACAGTATTTGGTTTTGTATTTGATACCATTAGTGGTATAGTCAATGTTATTATGGATGTCTTCAGCAATATATGGGGAGCCATAACAGACATCTTCGGTGGATTCATCGATATGTTTAGCGCTGCATTCAGTGGTGATTTTGGTGGTATTTTTGATGGTCTAATGAAGATAATAGGTGGAGTCTTTGATTTATTCTTAGCACCATTTAGAGCAATCTTCGATGGTATAGCAGGATTTGTTAATTCACTATTACCCGATTGGGCAAAAGACATGTTAGGGGGTGATACTGCTTCTGCAGAAGAGAGTGGTCTCTACGATAAAAACAGAATAGGTAAATCTACTGTAGATGCATCTATGATATCTGGCGCTCCAACTAAAGACTTAATGGCCATTGTTTCACACAATGATTTATCTGAAGAAGACATGGCACTAGTTAAGGCAGAACTTGATTCAAGGAATATAGGTCTTGAAGGTACTCCTATGACTGGTGAAGAATTAAAAGAACAAAGAGAAGCATCTAAAGCTGCAATGGATGGTGGAACACAAAACAACACTGCAGTTGCACAACAAAACACTAATAACAATGTAACTAATAATGCATTCTCACAATCACCTAATCCTAGACCAACTGATTCTACAATTGGAAGAACTGCAGCTGTAAATCTAAATTAATTCAGGCCCTTTAAGCATATCTGCTTTAGTCATTGCCTTTCTGTTATATTTTGTTTTATCTTTTTGAACTTGAGTAAGTCCATGTGAAGGTGTAACCTTTCTAACCTTTACTTCAGTTTTTTTACCAAAGATAGTATCCCAGTTATCTGAGTATAATTTCTCGTTAGAATTCCTACGTTGTGAACCCTTGCCACCGTGCCATTGTTTTGCCATGTCATCAACCTAACGGCCCTCTAAATCCACGTCGTCCCATTGATGCTCTTTTTGCATCTAACTTCTTACGTCTCTTCAAGTCTTGGTTTCTTTGATTCCTAATTGTATTAGGTTTGATGTGATACTTTCTATCACGACATTCTTGAACTATACCTGCTTTCTCACAATCCTTTTTGAATCTGCGAAGTAGTTGGTCGAACCCTTCTACGTTCCGATTCTTTGGATTTATTTTAGGTGTTACACTAGGCATAATTATTCTCTAATAGATGTGAAGTCACCCCACGCTTTACAGCAACCCGTTCTTCACCGACCAATCCGCTATATGCTATTGACCTTTCCCTTACTGAGTACCCCCAATCATTTTCCACGGTCTCAGTGTGTAGTCGTCTTATTTTCAAGGACACATTTTGAATAAACACGACTACCCCATTGTAAGAAACTCAACTACTAACTATCAGCAGCCAGTTTCTTAAAGTAGTCCATCGCATCATCTTCTTCCACTTGGGGAGCAGATTCTGCTGATGCAACTACAGGTTCTTCTGCAACTGGAGACGTGTTAACATCTGACCATGGAAGTTCTTCCATATCATCTGCAACTGACTCAGCTGTAGAGTTAGTTACTGCACCTGTTAATCCAAGAACTCTATCGAGTTTCTCTTTTAACTCTTCGTAAGATTTAAACTCACTTGGTGCAATAATTCCACTTAAGCTATGTAGGTTGTTTACCACATCTACAAGCTTTTGCTCATCATCAAATAAAGGTGCTTGTGAATCGAACTCTGATTTATCATAGTTCCAGTATCCGTCAACTTTTCTGATTTTAATCTTGAAGTTGGCACCTTCGTCTCTGAGGTCAAAAGGATTGATTGCTTTCTCATCTTCAAATGCTGGTGAGATTGCTTCCTTGAGTGCTTCAAAGATTTTTTTACCATATCTGTACTTAAACACTTTACCTTCGTTAGCAGGATTTTTAGGGTCTGAGATAACAAGGATGTTAGACACATAATGTAAACGTCTTTTCTGTTTACGTGCTTGGTCTTTGTTTGCCTCAACACCAGTATTCCATAACTGAGTATTGTATTCAGACACAGGGTCTTGTTTATTAAGAGTCGTTAAAGACTTCTCAATATACCATCCACCTGGCCCTTGGAAACCGTGGTCGAAGTATGATACCCATGGCATCTCTTCACCCTCGGGGGTAGGTAAGAAACGAACTACAGCGTAACCGTTACCACTCTTATCGAGTTCGGGTTTCCACATAGTGTCGTCTGAGTAGGATTTTTTTTCTCCGCCTGTTGGGGAAGCTGATTCCATTGCAGCTCTTAGTTTATCTAAACTACTTGACATTGTATTCTCCTATTTTATTACAATTGTATCGCATTTTATCGCATATTATTAAGATACTTCAGATGGGTGTCCCACCCCAAGTATCCACTTTTCACTATTTTCATAGTTAAGTTCATTATACTCTACTTTCACAAAACCTTCAAGAGGCTTTTTCCAATAGACATTAATGTTTTCATACTCCTTTAATAGAGCAAGAAACTGTTGTTGTTGAGTATGGAAGACTCTATCGTCTTCTGTATAAACAACCTTGTATTTATACAAGCCAGACTCAGCAAATATATTACTGGGGTCATTATGTTCAAGTGCATCGAATCCTATTAGACATATGTCTTTGTAACCGTTTTCGATTGCATATCCTAATGCACTCATTCCACCAAATAGATTCTTAAGCTTAGGATTATTATACATAACTATGTTATTCCCATAGTCCCCGCTAATACCTATAAAGAAACATTCCTTTCCGTCGTAACTTCCTTGGACTGAAAACTCCGTATCTCCGTCCTTCCTAATCTCATAGAAGTTATCATATTCACCAATACCCATCTTCATCATATCCCACATTTCAATCGGGACGGTCTCGAACTCGGCAAATGCAACTTTGTTTGTTTTATAGTATTCTTCGTCTACAATTTCTGCTTGAACTTCTATATCAATTGCAAATAGTAAGTCGGGTTTAACAATATTATTTGATACTGCATTAAAACCCCACCACTCTTTATCTTTGAATTCTTCCCAGTCTACATTCTTCTGACTAGGGCCATTCCCTATTAAGTAGAGCATATTTCTAGAAGCTTCTTTTTGTATTTCTGTTGGTCATATGATATGAATGACTTGTACTTGTTAATTCTAATGTGTAAGTCGGGATACACTACCTTCTCTGAGATAAGTGCTTCCCAATCTTTAGTGAAACCAATTATTTCATCCATGATGCAAATGGTTTCTAAACTTACATCCTTACTCATGTAAGCTTTAAGTAATCTAGGGTGTTGACCGTCGACTTCTTTAAGTTGTGTCTGAATCTTGAACTTTCGTATCAAGTCATTCACTTCTGTTTCAAACATATAACCTAATTTCTGATTACGTTTCTTCCATTCACGATATCTCTTATCACATTCTTTATCTAGAAGGTCACCCGCCCAGAAATCTTTATATGATAGATTTGCAATATAGAAATCTTGTAATTCTTGTTTATATGTTCGGTACAGTTTACCAAAATGGTATTTATCTTTACGTTTAAGAAATGACTTGATGTCTGACTTCACTTTTCCGTTATACTTAACGAAGTCATAATCCTTGGAATGAAAATGTAACTTTATCCCAAGGTATAACGTGTATGCATCATAGCCTTCTCTAGAAGTCATCAAGTAATAATCTTTTTCTCTGCTGGGACTTCAACTCTTGGAGCTTCTTTTTGTCCTGTTGCAATAAGATATGCATTTTGAACACCTTCGTTAGATTCGGTTGCAAAAACATAATTATTAAATGTAATGACTGCTGGATTTTCGTCTCCAGTTACAGCCACACCTCTAGCAAAACCCATTCCACCTTCGGGATTGGATACTATCATTTTTGGTTGAGTTAATGTAATGGTTGTATCTAACTGACTGTCAAATGTTCCAACATACTCTCCACTGATTGCCACTACTGTGACGATATCACCTTTTTTCATAATTACCTACTTGTTAAAGAAACCTGTAATGGTTCCTTGTGCTGATGAACCCCTGTTTATCATTTTCAAACCAGTTGCTTCCGCTTCTAGCTTTTCTTTGAGAGGTTGGGATATTAACCTCTTTGCTGATTCGGGTTCTACTTTGTTATCATCACAAACTTTTATGATTGCTCCCATAACATCCGTTTTACCACCTATCAATAGTTTTTCAACTTGTTCTGTAAATTCTTTTTTACTAATCACATTTATACTCCATGTAAGTTTGAATACTGTTCTCTCAATTTATACAACTCGTCAACATATTCGCATGGGTCTGCAGAAAATAATTGAAAGTTACCATTTTCAAGACTTACTATTGCAGTAATTTCTTCAATGGGTGTTCCTGTTAGTTCTTCTACCATGATTGCATATGCAGTCATCTGTAAGAACCAAGGTTTAGCCATATAATCTTCTTTGAATGAAGAAGATGTCTTAAAATCTATAATAGATAATGCATCTTCAAATATTCCAATGCAATCTACTCGTCCAGCCATTTGCAACTTGTTACTTAACATAGGTGCTTCTAAACATATCGGTACTATTTCATCTAGTACTGGTTGGACTCCTCTGAATCTATTCTCTTCTATAAGGTCTTGGAATACTACTTCCTTTTCTTGCCTTAGATAGTCTTCTACGACTTGGTGGAATGATGTACCACGTTTGGCTGCACCAGTTGAAATACGATTGGCCTCTTCTTCACCAACTCGTTCTCTCCACAATTTGATATGTTCTCTATTGAGTAAACCGACAACCGTTGTTACACTTGGATAGTGAAATGATTCTTCTCCATCTGTGTAAAATCTTTTACCATTCTTCTGAACAGTTTTTAAATCTAAATGTTCTAGTTCCCACAGTTCTAATAATTTACTCATAAGTCTATTCTACTTCTTTCTTGATTGAATGTCTAGATGCTTTTTAACTATTTCTTTAGTCTTAACTTCTTTGGTTCCACGTTGTCTATGTCTGTCCATAGGTGAGCCTGGGTTTGCAGAAGAAATTTTATTGAGGACTTCTTTGAATCCATCATCTGTTTTTACTCTATCTCCATGTCCACCTACGGTCATGGGAGCGTCAAGTATTACTTGTTTTAGATGTGGGTTGCTTTCTTTGAATTGGTCAAGTTTTGTATAAGACATATTATGCTCTTCTACTTCACCAGTTTCATTATTTAAAAAATCATATAGAGGCATTCATAAACTCGGGTGTTGGTCTTGCAGTCCATACTGCAAAATCTTTTTTGTATTTGTTATAGTATTTATGGTAACCATCTATACTCGATTTCATTTTGACATCGTCTGGCATACACTGGGGTGGTTCTCTCCATGCACAGAGGTCAATATTGTTCGGTAACTGGTTTAGTAAATCTAGTAGTTTTGTCTCTGTTAAATGGGCCCTGGCATAACGATAGGTGTATTCCTTACATAACGCTGCAAATAGGTCATATACGAATTGATAGTGTACTGCATTCTCTCTAGTCCATATTGCAGACGGATGATTGACGTGTGAAGCCTTGTATAAATTGTCCATATCACCTTCAAGTCTCCATCTTTGAATTCTACGTCCACTTGAATCGTCAATATAATGTTTACCATCTAACATTCTATGTGCAGTTGATAAAAGCTGAGCATATTCTATAATCATTTTGACCACATGTTTGTCACAATGCAATTCTGCAGCGACTTCGGGTTCTTCATGTAAATAGAATATGTTCATTGTTTAATCTCCCTTAACCAATCTCTGTAAGGGACTGGATTGTCTGTTGTTGTTAAATACTTTTTGTATTCCTCTTTATTTTCTTTTGATTTTGTCATGGTATCAACCCAACCAGTGGATGAGTCTTGCCATCTTTTAGAATTCTCTGTCATTTATAAAATAAATGATTATTAATAACTACAGTCTCATTCAATGAGTCTGCCCAATAAGGATTTACACTGTCACTATGGTAATGTGTGGCACCTTCAGTGATATCTTTGTACTCACCCCATGCAACTGCCTGTGCAACCTCGAGTGAAGCCAACCAAGTTGCACTATCTACAGGTTCGTCTGACTTACCATCACAAAACCATGAAAATTGACACATATTTCTAACTGGTACTGGATTACCTTGCCAGTTTGTTTTCCATTTGGACTGATAAATCACTCCACAAATATTATCGGGGTAATCTCGGTTTGCAACGCGATTCATCACGACTTGTGCAACCGCTATTTTACCTGCCAGAGGCTGATTTCCAGCTTCGAAGTAAATATTTTTTGCCATACAGACATTTTCACCATTTGGGTCGGATGCAAAAGCCTTCTGAACGAAAATAACACCAATAAGGGTCAAAGTCATCAACCCCATGTGCATAGGAATGAACCATTTAGATTCTGAATTTGGTATTTTCATGATTTATACTCCACCCAAGCCTTAAAAATTGTATTTGCTTGGTCTCTGTTAAAACCAAAGTTTTCTCTTAACCATCTTGGAGCTCCAAACATGTTAATTTCACCACTTTCTTGTAATAAGTCTAATTCGGGAAACCACTCAGCTGGTTCAAAAGGCAAATCTGCCCTACTTAACTGATTTTGGTTTAAATGATAATTACTCATAATTGTTCTATCTCCTTCAGAGTGCTTTTTACGTCTGCATCTGATAAATAACCTATAACATCATTTGTTATATGTGTATTATAACACAATTCTTCTTCTTTGAGAACTGCCATTTCCCATAAACCGTCTTTACCGCCATATGAGTAGTCGTGTTTAACTACACTTGCACCATAACCGTTAGGAAATTCGTGTACAACCTGTACACCATTGGCATATTCTTTAGTTTCTATAATCATCGTCATCATCCATAAGCATTTTGGCAACGGCTAAGCACATTACACACATAAACCCTACCACTACTGTTAAACCTATATCCATTAGTAACCGCTCGTTGTATGAGCATACTCATCTTCACAAGCTTCTTCACCACAGACACATATGTTCTCATCTAAATCCAATTCACCTTGAAAAGGATTCATATCTTGAGCATTAGTTGTTCCATAAGTTGCAAGATTGTAAACATCATCTGCTGATAGTTTACCATCGGTACATGATGCAATTAGTTTTGCACTTTCGTAATCAAGCTGCATAATTTCTTTCTCCGTTCCAGTTCTCACCGTTTCTATTATAGTTGTCAACAATCATGTCAACAACATCACCTGCCCAAAAGGACGTACCACCAATATTCCACTGACACTCTTCAGTAGGAATGTATCCATACTTCCAAGCATAAATGGTAACAGTCTCATACTCCCAATCATCGTAATCAATCTCATCGACATTGTTTGCATCATACCACTTGGCATCAATAACCCACTCACATGACACTTTGTCATCGGGGTTAGCACTAGTAAATGTTGGGGGCCCCAACACTTCACACAACCTTGAATAGGTTGTAGTTTTATATCCCTTAAGGGATGTCCCGCCCGAACACATATCGGGGGAAAGGACTTCATAATCTTTAATTATCATATTGCATTTACCTCACTAATTAATTCTGTTACATCGCCCACCCATGTAGGATTGTCGATTTCATCAGAACGAAAATCTCCTTCTTGCACTTCAATCGAAGTGATGTAATCGAATGACCCTCTCAGGCCATTGTACCTGTTGACATGTTTCATGACCAATGCAGCTGCACTAGCCTCAGTCAAACTAGGTGAATGGTAGTAAGAGTGTTCACCCTCACCATATGCGTTCTCCTCATACACGAGGGTCTCCACATCGAAACCGATGACATAATCCGACCCACCTTTGAACTTATGGAAGTTATCTCCATACTCTTCAAGATTTTGGGTGGTGATTACATATTGGTTTCTCATAATTTTTTCCTATTAATTTATTACTCTACTAGTATATCAAAAAGCCAGAGCCATTGTCAAGGCATTCTTAATTAAGAATAGTAGACCTACTGCATTAAGTAATATCAATGCCCTATCGTTCCATAAGAATGATACCCATAACCAAAGTGCAATTCCAACCATGGAAAGACCTAAGTCATAATGCGCCATACCATCGATACCTCTTAGAGACATCGCTGCAAGAACGAATACACATGCCAACCACTTAACATACCAATCCGTGGTATGTTTTGGGGTTACACTTTTTTTTGAATATTTCATATTAGATAATCCGGCCCGTATTTTCTCATGCCAGTAATTTGATATCCACCTTCCATGAAGAGGTTTCCTCTAGGAGCGTTAAGAGCAGGAGTTGCCCATCCAGCAGACATTAGAACATCACCACATTTGAAAGTGATTCCACTTGATTTAGTCCACTCTGCTTTATTAATGAAACCCCAAACTGAACGTTGACTTCCACTATTAGTGATAATCTTAATATACTTCCTAGACACTTTATACTCGTAAGAGTAATCCGTTAGTGTTGGATACTGTTTTAAGTGTTCGATTAATAAATCGTCACACAGTTTATCACAAAGTTGTAAGAGTTCTTGCTCTTGGTTAACCTCGTTTACTAGTTCTGAAAGTTTCATATTGTCTCCTTGATTTTTCATTATATACATAGTATAACAAAAAGCTTAGGCTGCTTTCAAGGCCTCTTTGGCTAGTAGAAATTCTTGTACTGCTATCTGTTCAGTTTTAGTTAAGTCGGATATTCCATTGAACCTAGAATAGGTTAATCCTATTGTGGTCATCTTGTTTCCAGCAGTGACCGCTGCATTCCATAGTCTTAGAGAATCTTCATCATTCCCAGCGTGTAGTTCTCCCATTTCACATGCCGTGATAATTTCACGTCCAAGTTTTACAATCTTCATTTGAGATTCGGGTGATGTGTAAATACTGTTTTCCATTATAAACTCCTTTATTGTTTAATGGATACCAGTATATCAAAAAGCTGGGGGTGCTGTAAAGACCTTTTAGAGATTTTTTTGTATCTCGTCTAATTCTTTTAATTTCTTATTGATGATGTCTACTCTATTGGGCCAATAGATATAATCCTTGTCTGAATCTTTTGCAAGATTCTCTAGAAGGGGTCTGACAAAATTATCGAGTTTGTTGATTACATCCGTTGCAGTTGTAGTCTTCTCAATAATCTTAGTATCAATGGCTGCAAGTTCATCTGCATCCATCGCTGTAAATCCGAAATCGTTATAGTCTGTCATAGTAGTATTTATAACGTATCGTCGTGAAGATGGTAAAAAGTTTCCATATCTTTATACATCTGTTTGTCACTCTGTACATCTTGATAGTTTGCAAATGCTTGTATGGTTGCTTCGGGAATCTCTATATCGGGATAACTAGTAATTAAATAATACACTAGACCCGAAACACTTTGCCATGTAAGACTAGGTAAGTCTTCATGATTTAACAGTCCTAGATTGAGTGTAGTAAGTTTGTATTGTCTTTCTGAGTTGTATGTAAGGTTACTACTTAAATGATTTAGAGAAGCTTTCTCAGCTGCATACATGTGACCCTTGGAGATGTTTGGTTGAGATGCACGAGATGAAAAGTTAATGATGAACTTAGTTTTATCTTCTTTCCATGCACGGTGAGCTATCTCTAGAACTTTAGTTTGGTCAAAGTCTCTATGTGCAAAGTTAATTAACACGTCAATATGATTAGGGTTCTCATAATCAAATCCGAACCAGTTAACGTCATTCATTAGTATGTCGTCTAGTCTAGGTGTAGACACTTTAATATCATCACCTTGATATGGTGTTGCTTCTAGTGTATCTTTAATGTTCTTTGCGAGACCACTACTTCCTGTTATTGCTACCTTCATAATATTCACTCACTATGTCGAACGATTGTTTACCAAATAAGCTACCATCGACACTGCACTTATTACATGGGGACATATCTCTGTTCCCCTTTATTAATTTTTTTCTAATCTTATTCATGGGTTTAGAGAACCATACATTATGTAGGGTCTCTGATAATAAGTTACCTACAACATGCTCTCTACCCCAGTCATTGGAACAGAATAAAACATCACCATTCCAATCAACAAACATTTTATAAAAAGGATAATGACATGGCTTACCTTTAAGTGCTTCAATTGTAGACTCCTCTATTCCTACCCAATCCATTACACCACTTCGATTGTTTAGTATCAATCCATGTGTTTCGAAATCTCCCCAATGCATTCTGTACTTGTATCTTTCTTCGGGAATGTATTTCATCACTTCATCAAAGTGTTCTATCTGTTCTACTCCGTCATAAAGATTAATGTAGAGTAAATCTAATCCACTAAACTCAAACAACTCTTCTGCATATTCTCTAGTAAGTTTATCTCCGTTAGTGTTACACTCTAATGTTGCATTCGGAACACTGTGTCTAAACGTATGCACAATTTCTTGGAACCTAGGATTAAGTAAATTTTCTCCGTATCCACTTAACGATATCTTACCACTAAATCCATTCTTATGTAATTCGTCTCCAATAGTCTTTGCAGCCTTGGGTGTCATATGTAAGTTTCTATTTGGAAACACTTCGGGATTTGCACGTGGACAAAATGAACATGTCCTGTTGCACAACTCTGTAGTGTTAACTTCGACTGTGAGAATAGAACTAAGTTCTGTCAACTCTCCTTGTCGACTCCAATGTTTCTCTTCTTGCTTCCTACGGTGTTCTAGAAAATCATACTGGTCAACTGCAGTGATTGGAATATTACGTGACACGTTTAACTCTGATTTGTCTTTCTTGTTCATCCAAAATCTGTTCGTGGTAAGAAAACTCAATTGAGTCGCCAATGTTAAACTCTCCTTCTGTAAAGTATTTGGGGATGATAAAAAACTGTGATGATTTGTCTTCGTTGATTTTACAACTTCTTGGGTCACCATGTCTATTGTAAAGATATGGTCTAACATGTAATCCGTCTTTGTTTAAATCGTGTGCTGAGAAAATCAGCTCATTGTCTTCTAGATAAAGATTAACGAATGGGGTATCGTATTGGATACCTAAACGGATTGTGTATTCGGTAGGGAAATTAAAACGAAGAACGTCATCCTCTATTTCAGAAAAACGTTCTACGTATCTTGGACTAACTTTGTTTAAATCAAGGGGTAATACTTCTGATAACTTAGAAGTATCCACCGTCTCGCACAGTATCATCGTCATTGTCTTTGTCTCCGTCGCTATCTACAGCTGAAACAAATGAACCGTCATCTTGTAATGATTGGATTAACTCATCTGTTTGGTCTTGGAATGACTCAATCATTTGTGCTTTTGTATCTGAAGTATTGACTGTAAAATCTAATCCTTCAGCTGCTTTCTTAATACCAGTCTTGGTCATTGCATCTAGTTCTGCACTTGATGGAATTGTAATCTCGTCATAAGACTCTTCTTCTTCAACATCTGTTTGTGCATCAATTTTTGCTTGTGCAGCTGCAAGTAATTCTTCTTCAGTATCATAAGAAGGAATTGTTTTTTCCGTTACTGGTGCTGATACTTCATCACCATCCTGTAAAGTTTCTGCTCTTGGTTTAAAGTTACCACCAGTGATTACTGGTTTTGCAAATTCAGATTCAGTTCTTACATCTTCTTCCTGTACTTGAAACTCTGAACCTAGAGGTTGTACTTCGTCTGATAATTCAAAACCTGTATCTTCTTCAACTGTGTCTTCAGTAACATTATCATTTGCATCAACCCATTCTTGGAATGATTGTTTTGTTTCTTCTATCTTGTCATTGAAAGCTTCGTCTGTAGATAAAGGTTTGTCTTCGATTATCTCATCTGCTTGTGCAACTTCATCTACTCTCTCAACTTCATCCAAGAAGGATTCTGTTGTAGTTCCACTTGGTTGGAATATTGGAGTCTCTACTGCTGGAGAATCAAATACTTCTTCTGCTGGTTGAATAGTTTCTTGTGTTTCTTCTGTTGGTGTATCCCATCCACCATCAGCAGGATGTGTTGGTGCTGGGTTAGGTGTGTCTACTTTAGTATGAGACTGTGGTGTATCCAACGGTATGTAAGGTTCTTCTTCTACACCTTCGGGAGCTGGATTCATTGCACGTGCAAGTCCGAATGCTCCTGTAGCACTCTTCTTAGGTGCAAGAGGTGTTTGTGGGGGTGGAGTAGGAAGTTCGTATCCATGTTGTTTTGCAAGGACACCAATCTCTTCTGCTGACAACTGTACGAATCCTTCAGAGTTTAATTCAACCTGTTTAACTCCGATGACTCCATCGTTGTTTAAGTCCATGTTGATTCCATGAGAAGCAAGTACTGCTTCTAACTGTGCAATCTTCAAGTCTGCTTCTTTTCTTTTGATTCTTTCAGAACTTAATCTATCGTCTTGTTCTCTTTGACGTTGTGCAAAGAGTTCTTGTTTTGCAAGATTGTCTGCAGCGATTAATTCTTCTGCTCTACGTTGTGCATTTTGAACCATGGTATTATATTCTTCTTGACCAGCAGCGTACTCTCTAGTAACTGCATCAAGAGGAATTAATTCACCTTGGGTAACGTTTCCACTTTTAAGATGTGATTGAACAAGTGCATTGACTACGCCAGCACTGTTAATTGTAAACCCGATTTTAAAATCAGCAATCCTCTTTTGGATTCTTTCCAATTCAGTTGGTTCGGGTGCGTCTTGTGCAAACTGAGATACAGTTTGGTTTTCATTTGTTGCCATAATTTAATTTACTCCATGGAGCAGAACTAGACTAGAAAGTTGTTTACTGAAGTTAAATCTAACTTCCCTTTTTAATATGTATAGTCTCGGTCTACTCTTATATTTAGTTATCGTGAAATCTCGGGAAAGGCTGAAACTGCAATTTCCTTAGTAATATTTGGGAATGCCCAAACGCCATCCTTAAGAAGGTCTAACAGTTCTGCTTCTTCTTTAGGGATACCTTCTAGTAATCCAATCCATAGTGCTTCTCTTTTTGTAGTAGGCACTTGTTCGGTTACAAAATATTTGAATTGTTTATGTTCAAATCTTAGACTTGTTTCTGTAAGGTCTGTTGCTGGTGCAGCGTTTCTTCCATAAGGTGTTTTACCTTCGGGTAATGTTGAATTAATATTGTCATCAAATGCCCATTGAAGTATTGGTTTGATTGCACCATTTCTATCGTTGAATACTTTTAGACCTTGAACTGCTAATTCGGGTTCCTTCTCTGCAACGATGTTTGCTTGACATAGTATTTCATATGCATCTGCATTGTTTTGAAGTTCTTTCCTTTCGGTAATCAACTTCATCTTCGGTTTATTGGGAGCTCCTTTCGGTCTTCCTCTTCCTCTTTTTTTCTCTGTCATAATGTAAAATCCTCTACATGATTTAACAACTGGTCTAGTCTATGTGTTCTTAGATAGTCAAACACTTTACCTCTTACAGGTTCAGTCTTGTCAAACTCTTCTAAGATATTCTTTTCTATCTCAGCTGGTATAAACTCTAAGTCAATTAAAGTTTGGTTTCTTAAATAGTTACGATAGTATTTATCGTCACTCTCAATTGTAATTCTTAAGTACTTATCTTTGATAGGTTTCCTTAA